AAGCCAGTTTATAATATGTTTGTTGCAGATACTCATGTATCAAAAGAAGAAATACCAGTTGCAGATGGTGTGCCACTCTATATTGGACTAGACTTTGGTCTTACACCTGCTGCTGTTTTTGGTCAAAAGGTTCGTGGTCGTTGGGTAATACTACAAGAACTTGTAGCCTTTGATATGGGTATTGTTAGGTTTGCAGAGTTACTTCGTAGTGAAATAGCAACACGCTATGGCAACCTTGATATAAATATTTATGGTGATCCATCAGGTGACTTCAGGGCGCAGACTGATGAAAGCACACCTTTTCAGGTTTTGAGAGGTGCAGGACTAATGGCAAGACCTACAACAAGCAATGATGTATCACTAAGAATAGAGTCTGTTTCATCTGTTTTAAATAGAATGGTAGAAGGTCAATCAGGAATTTTAATTGACTTTAGATGTAAAGAACTGATAAAAGGGTTTGAAGGGGGTTATCAATATAGAAGACTCCAAGTATCAGGAGAACGCTATGAGGATAAACCTTTGAAAGATAGGTACTCGCATATCCATGATGCTATGCAATATCTAATGTTAGGTGCAGGAGAAGGCAGACAAGTATTAGGAATGACTAGACCTATCGAAACATTTAATGCTAGGGTTGATTATGATGTATTTGCAAGACAACCAAAAAAACCTCGAAGACAAGGTCTTTGGGCAAGATTATAAAGGAGTAGTATATGTGTTTACCTAGTGGTGGTTCATCAAGTCCTCCACCTCCAACTAAAGAAGAAGAAGAAGCTAGATTGGAAAGAGAGAGTGCAAAAGAACAAGAAACTGCAAAAAGACGAGAAGCAAGACAAGATGTTCTTGAAGAGAATATAGCCAACATAAGAAGAGGTACTGGCAGAAGATCACTGTTGCGTGGCAGTGGTGGTGGCATTGGTTTCTACAATAGGTATAATTTATAATGCACGAAAAATCTGCTGAACTTTTATTACAACGCTATGAAAAGGCTCTTTCTGTACGAAGAGAGTTTGAAGAGTTGTATGATGAAATCTTTGAATATTGTTTGCCACAAAGACAAGGATTTAAAAATTATTCAGCAGGTCAAAGACGAGATGATAAGATATTTGATGAAACTGCTGTGGTCGGAATACAAGAGTTTGCATCAAGATTGCAGTCAGGTTTAACACCAAACTTTGCAAGATGGGCAGACTTTGTTACTGGTCAAGAAGTTCCTGAAGAAGAAAGAGATGATGTTAATAATGCACTTGATGAAGTAACTGATTATGTTTTTGAAGTCTTGCAAACATCAAACTTTGCACAAGAAATCCATGAGTGTTTTATTGATTTGGCTTTGGGTACTGCTGTTCTTTGTGTCATGGAAGGTGATGCTGTTAATCCTATTCGCTTTCAATCTATACCTTTACCTCATGTTGTTTTAGATACTGGACCTGATGGTAAGGTTGATCATGTGTATAGAGAACGCATGATTAAGAATGAAGATATAATGATTGCTTTTCCTAATGCTATCTTATCTGAAAACATTGCACAAAGAATACAAAATAATCCTGAATCAAAAACAAAGATACTCGAAGTATCCTGCAGATTATATGATGATCAGAATGTAGAGAAGTATGGTTATTATATTATAGATGTTGCAGACAAGGTTATGATAATGTCTGAAACATATGAAGGTGTAGGATCAAATCCTTTTATTGCATTTAGATGGAGTAAAGCATCAGGTGAGATTTATGGCAGAGGACCTGCTATCAATGCTTTGAGTGCAATCAAAACGTGTAACCTTACAATAGAATTAATATTAGAAAATGCTCAAATGGCAATCTCTGGTATTTATCAGATTGATGATGATGGTGTTATTAATGTTGATACTATTAATCTCGTGCCAGGGACTGTCATTCCAAAAGCACCAACCAGTGCAGGATTGCAACCCATAAGAACAGCAGGTTCATTTGATGTAGCTAATCTTGTTTTAAACGACATGAGAAATAATATTAAGAGAGCATTGTATAATGATATGTTAGGTGACCCTAATAAAACACCTGCATCTGCAACAGAGGTTGCAGAAAGAATGGCTGACTTATCAAGGAAGATTGGCTCAGCTTTTGGTAGATTACAAGCAGAGATGGTTCAGCCAGTTCTGCAAAGAGTTATATATATTTTAAAGAAACAAGGTCGTATAGATATGCCAGTTGTTAATGGAAGAGAGGTAAAGATACGAAGTGTTTCACCACTTGCACAAGCACAATCTAATCAGGATATTGTATCATTGAATAGATTTTTGCAAACTGTGGCAGGTTCGTTTGGACCTGAGGTGCTTAACATTTTAATTTCTTCTGAAGAAACTGCTGTGTATTTGGCTAAGAAATTTGGTGTGCCTGATAAGTTAATACGAGATGCTGATGAAAGACAGCAACTTATTGAGATGGCACAACAGATGCAAATGCAACAACAACAAGGAGTGATGCAAAATGACGGACAAACAACCTAATCTTGGGATAGATGGTTATCCGAGAAAGAAGCAAGATGATGAAAAAATATCACAAGATGTACTTGCTTTGTTTAATACGCCAAGTGGTCAAGAGGTTTTAAAATATCTACGTTCTATTACAATTGACGTTATTAGTGGTGCTAATATATCTGATAATGAGCTTAGACATTTAGAAGGACAAAGATATTTAATAGCCTTAATAATTAGAAGAATGAATCATGCAACATCAATAAAGAGTAAAGATAATGAATGAAGAAACAGTAAATACAGAATCTGCCACCGAAGACGCAACTACGCATAACGTGGACTCTTCCTCCAACTCGGTGGCAGATACCCCTGCAAGACCTGAGTGGTTACCTGAAAAGTTTGCTACTGCTGAAGATATGGCAAAGTCTTATGGTGAACTTGAATCTTGGAAAGGCAAAAAAGAAGAAGATATTCGATCAGCAATGCAGGAAGAAATAGAAAAAGAAGCCTACGCTGATAGACCTCCATCAGCAGGAGAGTATCAAATACCTGATTCTTTAGATGAATCAGAAGCTGCAACAAACCCATTACTCAAAGAGTGGGCAGAGTTTGCTTGGGAGAATGGCTACTCACAAGATGAGTTTGCACATTGGGTGAATAAGTTTGCAGGATATATGCAAGAACAAGATACTGATGTTGAAGCAGTAAAAACTGCATTAGGTGATAATGCTAATGCTAGAGTAGAAGCAGTGCAGTTGTTTATGAATAAGTTTTTTCCTGAAGAACTACATGACGCTGTGTCACAGCTTGGCACATCTGCTGAAGGTATTAAAGCTTTAGAGCATATACAAAAATCAATGTCAGGCACAAATCCAATGCAAGATATTTCTTCTCCAAGTAAATTATCACATGAAGATATTACAGCAAAGATGCGTGATCCTAGATACTATGACCCTGCTCGAAGAGATAAAGCTTATGTACAAGAAGTAAATGAAAGTTTTAAAAAACTTTATGGGTGAAGGCATTTATGATGGTTATCCCATTGTAAAAGCAAACACAGATCATGTACATTACCTGCAGAATAACCTTAGAGATTCTGATGTAAGAGAATGTATTATACATGGCTCAACACCTTTTCGTGCATTAATGAGTGGTATAAGAGAAAAACAAGCTGAAACTTATACTGTTATGATAGATGATAAGCCTTCTATAATGTTTGGAGTTGCTCCGATTGCAGAACATTTAGTTGGTCGTATATGGCTTCTTGGGTCATATGAATTAGAAAATCACAGTAGAAAATTTATAAAATGGAGTCGTAGAGTAGTGGATTACTTCCAAAATCAGTATTATCAACTAGAAAATGTTGTACCTGCTGATCATATGAAAACACTCCAATGGCTTGATTTTCTTGGGTTTGAGATACTTAATGACCCATTACAAGTTAATGGATTTGCAGTTTTACGATTTGTACGTTGCAAAGGTGATAAAATTTTGTTAAATAATAAAGAACAGCCCTGTTACTAGCTGATAGCCCATTTGGATAACTAGATGAAGCGAAAGACGGATAACTGGAAAATAGTAATGTAACTTAAAATAAGGAGAACTATAATGGCTAACTCAATAGATACAGCCTTTATTAGACAGTTCGAAACAGAAGTTCACCTTGCTTATCAAAGAATGGGTAGTAAATTAAGAAATACTGTCCGTACAGTTAGTAACGTGAATGGATCAACAGTACGTTTCCAAAAGATTGGTACTGGTTCGGCTTCTACTAAATCAAGAAATGGTATGGTAACTCCAATGGAATTAGCACATACCACAGTTGATGTAACGCTTAGTGACTTTTATGCAGCAGAATACATTGACAAACTAGACGAACTAAAAACTAACATAGATGAAAGACAAGCTGTGGCAACAAGTGCTGCTGCTGCTTTAGGTCGTAAGACTGATGAGATTTTGTATACTGCTATGGACGCAGGTGCAAACTCAACTCAGATTCATGACACTGGTTCAGCATTAGCAAAAGCTGATTTGCTTAGCTTGTTTGAGACTATGAGTACTGCAAATATACCTGAAGATGGTCAGAGATATTTAGCTATGCACCCAAAAGGTTATGCTGATTTATTTCTGATTACAGAGTTTGCATCATCAGACTTTGTTGGTGAGCAGAATTTACCATTTGCAGGTGGTATGAGCATGAAAGAGTTTTTAGGTTTTAAAATATTTTCAACTGCAGCTATTACAGCAGGTAAGAACATGGCTTATCATACTTCAGCTATAGGCTTAGGTATTGGTGCAGATGTGACTACTGAGTTGAATTATGTACCTGAAAAGGTTTCACATTTAGCAACTTCTATGATGTCTATGGGTGCTACTGTCATTGATGACAATGGTATCTACGAAGTCTTAGATAACAATTCATAAGGGAGATTGATAATGGCTTATAGTGCAAGTGGTCTTACTAGAATTGGTGGAGATTCTAATGGGAGTATGTGGAGATACACAACAACAGATGCAATAGCTGCTGTTAACTCAGCAGGTTATTTTACTGGTGAAGCTGTGAATATGTTAGCAGTCCGTGATCTTATTGTGGTTCACGACACTAACACTCCAACAACAAACTTTGTCACTGTTTTATCAAACAATGGTACAACTGTAGATGTGTCAGATGGTACTGCTGTTGCTGAAACTGATGGCGATTAAGGAGTAGGGGGAGCAATCCCCCTTATCTTATATGACAAGTACAGCAGCAAATTCAGCAATAGATATAGCATCAAGAGCATTAGTTCTTATTGGTGCAGAACCTATTACTGCTTTTGGCTCATCAAGTACAGAGTCATTGGTTGCTACTAATATGTATGAAGATACAGTTAGAGCAACATTATCAAGTGCAAGATGGAGGTTTGCATCAGAACAAGCTGTATTAGCAGCAGTGGGTTCTGATCCTACTGGTCGTTTTGATAAAGCACATCAACTTCCTGCAAATGTATTAGTGCTTCATGCAGTAACTGTAAATGACAATCTTGTTAACTATACTGTGTATGGTGATAAAGTGTTTAGTAATGTAGCAACAGCCGATACAGTTGTTGCAGATTTTACATTTAGACAAGTGGAAAGCGAGTTCCCATCTTATTTTTCTTTGGCACTTGAATATTCTTTAGCAACTATTTTTGCTACAGCTATTGCTAGAAGTGCAACTCTAGCAAAGCTTATGAATGAACAAAGTACATTGCTTATGGCGAAAGCAAGAAACTTAGATGCACAACAACAAACAACTAGAAAACTAGCAACATCAAGATTCATAACTGATAGGAGGTCTTAGTGCCATCTTTGAAAGTACCTTTAAATAATTTTCAGTTTGGGGAAATTAGTGGCTCATTAACATCAAGAACAGATACCCAAGTTTATAATAATGCAGGTGAGCAGGTTAGAAACTTTTGGATTAGAGCAGAAGGTGGGCTTAAAAAAAGAGCAGGTACACGTAGACATTTTTCTTTTGGCAGTAATAGTTTTACAAAAGCAACTATGCAACTGCAAGTTGGTAACTCAATAAATCTTGTAGGTAACTATGTACAGTTCCAACTGAATGATGGTACAACAATAAGACTTCAAGGTGAAACTGGTGATGCTTTTGGTAATACAACAGCACCAAGCGCTAACGTAGGGAATATATATTTCTTTAGACCTATTATCAGTGGTGGCACAACACAACAAAGAAATGAAACAACTGCTGCAAGAATACAAGCTGTATTAAATGGTATCAGTGGTGTGACTGCAACAGTCAATGGTACAAATGCTGCTTTTGTAGATGTAGAAAGAGATGATGCAGGTGGTCAGTTTCTTGATGTAATAACAACAAAACGATCAGCAGGTATAAGTGTTAATGGTATAACTGGTCAGGGTTTTCAATATGTAAGACTACAAAAAAGATTAGAACCATTTTTATTTTCAGATGATGAAAAATATATTGTATGTTTTAGCCATGAACGAATAGATGTATTTCTATTAAGTATTCCTTTTGGTCAACCTGAAAACTTAAGTATTGAGTCAGGTATGCAAATTACTGGACAAACATGGTTACAAGCTACTACGACTAGACCTTATATTGAAGAAATGACAGTGGCACAACAAGGTGATGTTATGTTTATAGCACACCCTACACATATGATTCGTATGCTTACACGAACTTCTTTGACTACATTTACAGTTTCTACATTTAATTTTGATACATCTTTTAATGGGGATTTTATTTTTCAGCCATATTTTTCAGCACAACCTCAAGGTATAAAGGCTGAGTTAAATAGCAATCAAGCAGGTCTGAATAAAATTTTATCTATTAAAGATGAATCAAATGCAGCTTTTCCATACTTTACAGCTTCAAGATCAACATCACCAGTACTTACACTTAATCAAGTAGAAGCAGGTAAAGTTTATTATATTCTTCATGCACAATCTTCAACTGCTAATGATTTTCAAGCTATTGGAGCACCTACAAATGATACTGGTCTTTTGTTTAAGGCAAGTGTTGATGGAGACACTGTAACTTTTCCGAACTCAAATTCAGGTCAAGTTGTTGATCAGTCTAGTTTTACTAATTCAGGTAAGGCTATTGGTACAAATATAGAACTGCTTGGAACAAGAGTTACAATACAAGCTTTAGATGTTGGCAATACTGGACAAAATTTAACATCAGGTAAAACTGCTTTAGCAAGAGTGCAGTTACATAAAGATGTAGAATTCAAGTTACCAGTTGATTCTATTTCAACAGATGAAGGATCAAATGTTATTACAATTACACAGGCTCTTCATGGACTTACTGGTGGTGATATAACAATATCAAATGCAGGTGCAGTTGGTGGTATTGCTAATTCAAATATAAATGGAACAAAAGCAGTTACTGTTATAGATGATAATACCTATCAAGTTACAGCAGGTGCTTCTGCAACATCAAGTGCAATTGGTGGTGGTACACCTACAATAGCAGTTGCAACACCAGTAACAACAAACTGGGCAGAACAAAGTTACTCAACAGTCTATGGTTTTCCTGCAGCAGTTACCTTTCATCAAAATAGATTATGGTTTGCAGGTACATTAGGACAGCCTGATAATATATGGGCAAGTCAGTCAGGTAAATTTTTTAATTTTGATATAGGTGATGGAGAAGATAGTGATGCTTTAGATATTACTGCTAATGTTGGAGAGATACAGCAGATTAGACATCTTGTATCAAACAGAGATTTACAAGTCTTTACATCAGGTGCAGAGTTATTTGTGTTATCTCCATCTTCACAGCCAATCACTCCATCTAATGCACAGATAAAAAAACAAACACCTTATGGTTCATCATTTGTAAAACCTGCACCTTTTGATGGTGCAACATTATTTGTGCAAGGAAGTGGCAACGCACTAAGAGAGTTTTTATTTACTGATGATGAAAATGCTTATACATCTGTTGCTGTGTCTGCATTAGCACCACATCTTATACGTAATCCAACTCAACAAGCTGTGATAAAAGGTCAGCTTGATCGAAGTGAAAACTATTCTTTCTTAGTAAATGAAGATGGTACGATTGCTGTATTTTATTCTATTCGTGGAGAAAAGAAAGCAGGTTGGGCATTATGGGATACGCAAGGTGCGTGGCATAGCATTTGTTCTTTAGGTAATAGATTGTATGTTGTTTGTGTAAGAGATGATGGTAGTGGCACACCACAGACTTTTCTTGAGGAGTTTAGAAGTGATTTTCCTTTAGATTTTTGTGATAGATTTGAAGCCATTAATGCAGCAGGTCAAACTAATGGTGGTACAGTGCAGGGTCTTACTACTGTATCAGCAGTAAACTCTGCTACTGGGGGAACGCACTTTGCTACTGGTGCTTCAATTAAAGCAGTCAATGGTAATGATTTCTTAGGTTCATTTACAGTGGCAAGTGCTAATGATGGCTCAATAGATGTAAGTGCATCTAAGAATGATGTAAGAGAAATATTTGCAGGATATAGTTTTACACCAAAGTTAAAGACTTTACCATTAGATGCAAAACTTGCAGATGGTCCTTTGACTGGTGAACCAAGAGAAATAACAAGAATAATTTTAGATTTATTTGAAACATCTTCTGTTAATATCAAAGCACCATCAGATACATCAACAGCAAGAGATTTAATTATACCAAATGTTACAGATGATTTATCATTGGAAAAGTCACCAGTAACTGGTAAAGAAGAATTTAGAACATTAGGGTACAGTCGTGATCCAAGAGTTATTGTTTCACAAAGTCACCCTCTTGATTTGCAAGTCAACGGAATAATAGTAGAGGTAGCATATTAATGGAACTTACAACAGCATTATATTTAGGCTCAGCATTTTTAGGAGCATCATCTTATAATTTAGCAGCAAAAAGAGCAAAACAAGAAGGTGCATTGGCAGAAAGAAGAATTAAAGAACAAGCAAAATTTGAACAACTAAGAGCTTTACAAGATCATAATGCAATCATGGCAGACTTAAAATCATACAAAGCAACTAACATTGCATTAGCAGGTGTGAGTGGTAGAGAAAGTGGAAGTGATAGATCATTGAAAGCATTGTTAAAAAAAGCAGAAGAAAATACAAAAGTTGCTGCAAGTCGATCAAGATTACAAAGTTTAGCAGAAGTTTCTAAATTTTCACAAGAAGCACAAATGGCAGTTTTAAGAGCAAACAATAAATCAAAAGCTTATCGTTTACAATCTTTTGCTACTATTTTAAATGCAGGTTATAATACAAGTAAAGTGGTATAAATGGTTTTTATTAAAAGTAAACAAACAACATTTAGAAATAGACCAGTTGGTGTAGTGTCATCAAATACTGGTGCAACTGATTTAGCTGTAGCACAAGCTAATTTATTTAATTCAGTTCAAAAAATTACATGGGAAGAAGCTAAAAATGATGCAATAAAAAAAGATGTTAACACTGCAAAAACATTAATAATTGAAGATGACAAAGGAAATATAAAATTTGAAAAACCAAAATTTACTGCAGTAGGTACAGAAAAAGCTAATGCTATTTTAAATCAAAGATATGCTAATGCTGTTATAAATCAAACAAATAGATATTTTAATGAACTTCATGCTCAAAATAAATTAGATAAAGATACTTTTGATACTAAAGCACAAAATTATATAACAGGTTTAGAAAAAACATTTCGTGATAATGGTATGGAAGATTTTATACCTGAGTTCAAAGCAAAAATTGTAAATAAACAAGTCCTTCATTCTAATAAAATATTAAATGATACTATTGATAGAGAAGAAAGAATTGCTGCTGTTAATCAACTTATTGGTATTGAAAATACTATAGGTACATTAGAAACTTTACAATATGATATAGAAAATTTTGAGTTTGCAGATGTGCCTGATCTAGTTGAGGGTGATGTATTACAAAAAAAGAAAGATGATTTACGCACAACTCAAGAAAATATTGATAAACAAATTGCTGATCTTATAAAAAGTGGCGATATAAAAGGTCCAAAAGTTGTGGAACTTAAAGCAGATGTAAGACGTAATCTTGCTTTTGGTGTTATTAATAATGCGATTGATGCTTTAGGAGAAAATTCAGGAGCTATAAAAGGTATAGAACAATTAATACAAAGTAAAAAACCAAGTCAACAATTAGTAAATACATTACTTGATTCATCAGTTGGTAGATTAACATTGCCACAACTTCAAAAAATACATGACTTAAGAGAAACATTAAATCTAAATAAAACAGATATGGATTTTATTACAAGACGAATATCTGATCGTGCAGGTGATGCAAATAAACTTACTAATGGTTTATTAAAAAATGAAGCAAGTGCTTCAAGAGGTAGTGCTATATTAAATGGTACATCTAATATTATTTTAAAAAATACACAAGGTAATAGAGATGAACTTGAATTAGGATTAACTAAAAATTTAAATTTAGATAAATTTGATTTAGAAACATTCTTTACTTTACCTACAGATAAATATGATCTTATGTTAAAGAATTTAGCTAATGCACCATTCTTACCTAATACAATTCATAATTTATATTCAACAAATAACTTTTTAAGTAGACCTCCTTTTAATAATGCACCTGTAGGACAAAAACAAATATTAGCACAAAGACATTTAGATACTTGGAGAAACATAGCTTACAATCCTGATGGCTCTGCAAAACTTACTGGCTATGATGATGTTTATTTTAAAATGAATACAATAGATCATATAGCTAGAGTTAATGGTGGTGATATAGTAAAAGCTTATGATTTAGTAAATAGATTACCTGCCAATCAAGATGAAGTTAATAATGCCGTGATCACGACAGTCAATGCTTTTGATGCTGATGCTGATGTTGAATCTGTTTCTAAAGGTTTAGAGTTTGTTTTAGAAAAAGCTAATGTGCCAAGACATTCATGGACTATGATGAAACCTTATGCAAAAAAACTATTATTTTATAAACAACTAAAAGGTATTGGTGGCGAAAATGTTGATTTTAGTTTTGATGGTGTCAAAGATGTTTTGCTTAATACTTATGAAACAATGTTTATAGAAGATGAAAACATTATGGATTTATTTCATAAAGATACTGACATAAGAACCATTTATTCACCAAAAAGAAAATATGGAAACAAATATAATGATTTTATTGCTTATGGTAATAAAGAACTTTTTGATAATGCAGGTAATGATTATGGTGGTATTGGTGATGATGTATTTCTTTTACCTGACTTTAGAAATTCACAGTTTGGTGATCAAAGATTTACATTTGTAAATAAATTTGGTGTTCCAATTATTGGTAAAGAAGGTGTACCTTTAACATTTAATACTATTGAGTTTGATAAAAAAAATGATATTGATACTGAAGAACTTAGAAAACAATCACTAAATAATACTTTTAATAATAGATTAATCAAAATAGCAAACAGTAAAAAAGATGGTGGTTTATATAAACCTAAGTTTATGCAGTTTCAATATGGTGATATGTTTACACCTATTGCACCAAGAGCAGGTGGTGCTGGTTATAATGACTTTAAAGGTGGACCAGTTGTGCCAAGACAATTTGTAGGTGGCTTTACAGAAAGAATGTTAAATCTTCCTATTGAAACTGAGGTAGAAAAAGAAGAACTAGTTGAAGTTGATGGTTATGGTATGGTTAACCCTACAAAGTTATCTATTGATAGTAAAAGAGCAGAAGAAGAATTAAAAGACGCAGGTTTTACTAACTATGTAAACGGATTAGAAACTAATTATTTAGAAAATAAAGTATTAGAAAAAGGTTATGAGAACCCTGCGTGGAGAATAATGACTAAACAAACAATAGATAATTTTAGTTTAAAAGATAAAGTTATGAATTTGTATGAAGAGTTTATGACTCCTGATGTAGCAGTAGAAATACAAGATAATATGATTGATATATCAAAGTATACAGCTAAACATGAGGGTTATCGTACTGGTACATATAGAGATAGAAATACAATAAGTTTAGGATTTGGTTTTAATGTAAGATATCTGGAAGA